AGAAAAGAATACGTCAGGTATAGATATTCAAGCTGAAGATGGTTCAATAAGCCAAGGTATTAAAATTAATCCTGAAACAGGTCAAACTTACAGTACTGTAATGCCAACTGTTAGTAAAAAAAGTTTTGATGAACAAGTTAGTACAACTAATCCTTTCTTTAATGATAAAGGAGAAGTTAATCTTAATTCTATAAATCTTCCTGGAATGAAAAAATTTGGTGCTGATTTAAAATCACAAACTGCTGCTGTTGCTAAAAAGGATGAAAATCAAAGTGATGCAGAAACAGCTAGATTACAACGTCAGACAGAACAAAAAAACAACAATTCATCGACAGAATCTAAAACAGATACTAATAAAGCAACAGCAGCAACATCTAAAGATGCTACCTTAAATGATGTTGTGATGCAGTTAAGTTCATTAAATATATCTATAAAAGACTTAATTGATCAAAATGGTAAACTATTAGGTGACCAAATTCGTGCAATTAAATCTAATAACAAAAATAATTTTGTAGGCGCATAAAACATGAGTTGGAAAAAATATTTTACTCCAGTAACTGTTGACAACAATCTAGGAACGTTCAGCCCCTTAAGTGCAAACACCGCCAAACCAGGCCCAGCACGAGCTAATTATAGCAGTTATCTTCCTGATGTATATACTGGTGCACCCAATCGTATTGATAGATATTTGCAGTATGATACAATGGACATGGATAGTGAAGTTAATGCTGCTTTAGATATTCTTGCAGAATTCTGTACACAACCTAGTGAAAATAATAACACGCCATTTAGATTGACATTAAAAACTCAAGCAACTTCTAGTGAAGTAAGAATACTAAGGGAATATTTACAACAATGGACTAAATTAAACAAATTTGATACAAGAGTTTTTAGAATCGTTCGCAATATTTTCAAATATGGAGATGGATTTTTTGTACGAGATCCAGAAACAAAACAATGGTTTCATATTGATCCAGGCAAAGTTACTAAAATTATTGTAAACGAAAGTGAAGGTAAAAAACCAGAACAATATGTTATAAGAGATTTAAATCCTAATTTTATGGATTTAGTAGTAACAACAATAAATCCTAACACTACAAACACAAATAATAGAGGTACTGCTTATGTAGCAGGTGGAGCAGCCGCGCGAGGACAAGCAAGTGCATATCCTATAAGTCCAGGAACTAGATTTCAAAATAATCAAAATGAAGTTGCTATAGAAGCAAAACACATAGTACATTTAAGTTTAAGTGAAGGATTAGATAACAACTATCCTTTTGGTAATAGTTTACTGGAACAAATTTTTAAAGTTTATAAACAAAAAGAACTGCTAGAAGATGCTATAATTATCTATAGAGTTCAGCGAGCTCCAGAACGTCGTGTATTTTATATAGATGTAGGTAATATGCCTAGTCATTTAGCTATGAGCTTTGTTGAAAGAGTAAAAAACGAAATTAATCAACGACGTATTCCTAGTGTGACAGGCGGCGGGCAAAATGTAATAGATAGTGCTTACAATCCTCTAAGTATAAACGAAGACTACTTTTTTCCTCAAACAGCAGAAGGCAGAGGCAGTAAAGTTGACACATTACCAGGAGGCACTAATTTAGGCGAAATAGACGATTTAAAATATTTTACTAACAAATTATTTAGAGGTTTAAGAATTCCTAGTAGTTATTTACCAACAGGAGCAGATGATAGTCAGTCTAGTTATAATGATGGCAGAGTAGGAACAGCATATATTCAAGAATTACGATTTAACAAATATTGTGAAAGATTACAAAATCTCTTAGAAGAAATTTTTGATCAAGAGTTCAAATTATACTTGCATGATAAAGGATTAAACCTTGATACAGGACTTTTTGAATTACAATTTAATCCACCGCTAAACTTTGCTGCTTACAGACAAAGTGAAATGGATGGGCAAAGAATTAATACATTTAATACTATACAGCAAATTCCGTTTATTAGTAAACGGTTTGCATTAAAACGATTCTTAGGAATGACAGATGAAGAGTTAGCAGAGAATCAAAAATTATGGGCTGAAGAAAATGGAAAGGCAAAAGCAGTTGCCACAGATGCTAGCGGAGAAATGCGTAGTGCAGGAATAAGTCAAGCTGGTATAGAAAGTGATATAAATGCTTTAGCAGATGAAAATGCTCCGCCAGAAGTAGGTAATGCACCAGGACAACCTGCTGCGCCTAGCGTTGCTCCTAATTTGCCTATTGGCGCTCCAGCCACCCCAACGATATAAATATTTTTATGATATTACGCGAATTATTTTATAGAGATCAATCACAACCATCAGGACTAGAAGATTTAGCCTATAATCCCAATCGTGATTTGAGTGTTATGAAACGCAGTGATACACGTAAAACCAGATTAACATTAAAACAAATTAATGAGCTTCGTAAGGCCAGCGAGCAGCATATTCTAGAACAAGAAAAAGATTTAGAATTTATAGAGACAATGTATAAATCATCTCCAGCATAATTATTTACAAAGGATAATTTATGCGTAGTTTTGTGCTAGGTAATGGCAAAAGCCGTCTTAATTTCAACTTTCACCATTTAAAAAAATTTGGTAAAATTTATGGGTGTAATGCTCTTTATAGAGAGTTTGAACCAGATTATTTAATCGCTGTTGATACAAAAATGATTTTTGAAATTGAATCTAAAGGATGGCAAAAAACACATGAGGTATGGACAAATCCTAATGCCAAGTATAAAAAATTTGTTGGCTTTAATTATTTTAACCCCAGTCTAGGCTGGAGCAGCGGACCAACTGCTTTAAATTTTGCAGCAGACCACGGACCTAAAGAAATTTATATATTTGGTTTTGACTATATCGGAATGCCAAATGGTCTTGTTAATAATGTATATACAGATACTGAAAATTATAAAAAATCACACGAATCTGCTACCTACTATGGAAATTGGCGAAGACAAACAGAACAAACAATAAAAAATCATTCGGCAATTAAATTTTTTAGAGTAGTAGATAAAAATAATTTTTTCGATCCAGATTTCGAATTCAAAAATTTTAAACATCTTTATTTAGATGATTTTAATCATTTGGTAAAAACATGGTAAAAAATCAACCATTTAACACGGTTTATAGTAATTTTTTGTAAATATTAATGACAGCCTTACAACCTAAAGGAGATAACAACATGACTGATCGAAACAAATTCGAGCAGATGCTCGAACATCTTATTAATGACGAAAGTGACAAAGCACGAGAGCTTTTTCATCAAATCGTAGTAGCTAAATCTCGTGAAATTTACGAACAGATCCTTGCCGAAGATTTTAATGATGTAGATACAGAAAATAAAGATGAGGATAATGTTAATGAAGATGAAGATGAAGATGAAGATGAAGATGAAGATATGGATGAAAGTTTTGGCTTTGCAGAAGGCGAAGATGACGAATCTGGTGATGATGTAGGCGGTGATGCAAGTGACGATATGATCGACGACTTAGAAAGCGACGACATGAACGATGAAGATGATATGGGTAGTGAAGATGATCTAGAAGATCGTGTAGTTGACTTAGAAGATGCACTTGATGAATTAAAAGCAGAATTTGAATCTTTAATGTCTGATGAAAATGGTATGGAAAACGATGAAATGGACATGAATGACGATGAAATGGACATGGATATGGATTCCGAAAAAGATGAACTTAGTTTCGAAACAGACAACTTTATGCGTGAATATGTGGAAAAAGTAGGTGGTAAGGATTATACATCTTATGGTAAAATGGGCGACAATGGTGTAAACACAAGAAGTATCGTAGCAGGTAAAAACGATATGGGTGGCACAGTAGCCAACCTCAAAGGTGGTACAGAAAGTAGCCCAGTTGAAGCTAATAAAGGACATTTAAAAGGCAGTAGTCTTTTGAAAGCAAATCCTAAAGAGCAAAACATGGGAAATCTTAATGTTCCAGGTGGTAATGCTGGCAAGACAGCATTTAAACATAAACAGCCAACATATCCAAATGGCTTAGGAAAAGAGCAGGCTGACAAAAGTGCCGATAGTATCTTAAACGGTGTTTCTAAGCGTGCCAAATAAGGTTAATTGATGAACTATCTTCGTGAAAACCTGAGTTTCGATCAAGCAAAGATGGTCGTTGAATCGGACGGAACCGAAAATGGAAAGTCCCTGTATATGTCAGGAATTTTTATTCAAGGTGACAAAAAGAATCAAAATCAGCGTGTTTATCCTGCGAAAGAAATCGCTAGGGCTGTCAAAACCCTGAACGATCAAATAGAAGGTGGATATTCAGTTCTTGGCGAAGTAGATCATCCTGATGACCTAAAAATTAACCTTGACCGCGTGTGCCACATGGTTACAAAAATGTGGATGGAAAATGCAGACGGTTATGGAAAATTAAAAATCCTACCTACACCAATGGGTAACCTAGTGAAAACTATGTTAGAAAGCGGTGTGAAGTTAGGAGTAAGTAGTCGCGGATCCGGAAATGTTAGAGAGGATGGTTCCGGTGAAGTTTCCGATTTCGAGATTATCACAATTGATGTGGTAGCTCAACCAAGTGCTCCTGGAGCGTATCCTACACCAATTTACGAACACCTAATGAATACTCGTTACGGTTATCGCAACTTGCGTATAGCGCAAGAGGTCAAAGACGATCCCAAGGCACAAAAATATCTCAAAGAGAGCCTATTAGAAATAATAGGCAAACTCCGATAAAAATAGGAGAATTAAATGTTGGATGCACTAAAACAACTATTTGAGAATAATGTGATTTCTAAAGAGGTAAAAGCTGACATTGAGAAAGCTTGGGAATCTCGTATAACCGAGGCCCGTACACAGCTAACTCAAGAACTACGTGAAGAATTTGCACAACGCTATGAGCATGACAAGCAGGTTATGGTTGAAGCGATTGATCGTATGCTTAGCGACCAGCTAAGAGATGAGATCAAGCAATTTGTAGAAGATCGTAATCAACTTGCTAAAGCTAAGGCAAGAGTTGTTACTAAAGGCAAAAAAACTGCTCAATTAATGAAGGAATTCATTACTAGACAACTTGCTGCTGAAGTTAAAGAGTTGCATGAAGATCAGGTACAGATGGCTACAAAATTCAAAACTCTAGAAAAGTTTGTGGTAGAAGCTCTTGCACAAGAAATTGCAGAATTTCATTTAGACAAGCAAGACTTAGCAAAAACTAAAGTAAGATTAGTTCGTGAAGGTCGTGATACATTAAGCAAAATGAAAGAACAGTTTATAATACGAGCTGCACAATTAGTAGAAGCTACAGTTGAACAAACTCTTAATAAAGAAATTGGTCAATTGAAAGAAGATATTGAAAGTGCTCGTCGTAACGATTTTGGTCGCAAACTATTCGAAGCTTTTGCTAGCGAATATCAACACAGTTATCTAAACGAAAAATCAGAAACAAGCAAATTGCTTAAGGTTATAAACACAAAAGAATTAGAACTTGCATCTGCTAAAAACGCTGTAGCAGAAGCACGTTTAGTTATGGAGAGCAAAGATAAAGAAGTTAAAATTCTTAAAGAAAGTCAAGAACGTCAAGGAATTATAAATGACTTAATAACACCTCTTGCTCCAAAGCAAAAAGCTATTATGAAAGAATTACTTGAAAGCGTACATACATTAAAACTAAAAACAAGTTTTGAAAAGTACTTACCAAGTGTAATAGCAGGAGATACTCAAAAGAAAAAACAGGCATTAGTTGAGGCAAAAGAAATTACAG